AATATAGCAATCATATTTATATGTATGTTAATTCTTATTTAAGTGCACTTTACGAAGATGGTAAAGTCAAATCCGAAGGACTTTATTTTGATGAGGTCAAGTTCTCCTTGCGAGAACACATTGATATGGTTTTAGACAGTAAGTTAATCTCAGCAACGAGAATCTTTCTGTTGAACCTTGTTTCGTTGCGTTTCTTTTCAAGAGACACAGCCAATAACTTCATAAAAACTCTAGGAGCTTGTCCCCCTTGTAGTATACTTGATTTTGGTTTGAATACTTTAACCGTTGTTGAACAATTCGTTCACTTTACGGGAGATTTAGCCAACGGTAATGGTATCCTCACTTCCTTGTGTCGTCCTGATCCTTTTGCCAAGTGGTTAGATCTTAGTGTTTCAATCGTTAATCAGGCACCTAATGTCTACTTAGGAGAAGATGTCAATTTCCCTCATCTCCGAGAAGTTGGAAAGGTTGATGCTCGCACCTACATGTCTGAACTTAGTTCTCACATCGATTTGGGTAAAAAGCTTAAAGAGAAGGGTAAAAGGATTCCTCGTATTTTTAGTGACCGATTGTATCAGTTACAAGATATTAAAGGTGGAATTTTCCAGAAAATAGCTTCTCGTAATCGTATGGCACCAATTGGACTAATTCTCCATGGAGATCCCTCAATTGGTAAATCCTCTATTATAGATCACTTCACAAAAGTGTTTTGTAAAGCCAAAGGTTTGCAATTTAGCAAAGACATAATTTATCATAGGCCTGCTGTTTCAGATCATTGGACCGGATATGAGCCTTTAGTTCAACCTGTCATTCATTATTCAGAACTTGGTTCTATGCATGCTAATATTGCTGCTCGCACGGGTGATAAAACTATCAACGAGCTTCTCAATGTCATTGATTCACAGCCTTATCAAGTTGAAATGGCTGATTTGGAGCACAAGGGCAAAGTTTTTGTTCTCGCTGATTTAGTTATTATGGACGTTAATGATCCAGAATTGAATCTTAAGCACATTCAAAGCAATCCTGCTGCTGTTCGTAGACGATTCTTGTATATAGATATTAAGGTTAAACCAGAATTCCGAAAAGATGGTGGTACTGAGCTTGATAAGAATAAAATTCCTCATGATCTAGAAGATAAAATGGACTTATGGATGTTTACGCCATATATACAACAATCCATCAGTATTAAAGATTCTATTCAGCAATTTATTCCTAATCCCATTACTCACAACAATGAGTACAATATCTATGATATTAGCACTTTCTTTTTCGACCGTGTTCTTCAACATGGAGTTGAACAGAACAAGTATAAAAGTGCTGTTTCAGAGGAAGTTGATAAGTATCTTAGAGAACGCGATGTCCATACAATGCCCGATAGTCTTCTTTCAGGTTCTTTGAGCAGTCGTGGAAGTTCCATGTCTGTTAGAAGCCAGTCTGCTTGGCTTACTGGTCATGAGGGATTAACCTCTGACTTTATGTATGATGAACATATAGATTGTGAGAGGTGGTTACAATTCTGTCGTGAGCGAGGAGACTGGTTGAGTGTCAAGCATACTAAGATTTTTATTTCTAAGTTTGTTCATTTTGTCAGGGAACACTCTCATCTTTATCCTAGTAGCATTGCATTTGAAGAAATGGTTACTGCATACGAGAGTAATGAACCTCCTCGACCTCTGGACTATGAGATGCTTTATCGTTTCACTAGATTAGTAGAAACTACTCGAAATTTTCAAGCCGTTTCTGAATCTGGGAATCCTCTTCAAATGAAAATTGATTTGAATGCAGCTCATCAATCCATAAAGTCAGCCAATGAAGATTGGCCAAGTCTCAGGGGTGTTCCTTTACACCTCAGAGAACAATCTCCTGAAAGTGATGTTTACCATCCGCAACAGTATAGGGAGCAAATCGAAGCACCCCATTCGTATTGGTCTTTCTTCAAGTACTTTGTCAACTGGAATAATTTCTTCTCTTCATCTGAAACCAGAAAACAATGTGCACGAGATTATATCGAGAGACTAGAAAATAAGGTTTCACTCAATCCAAAACATATTCTTAATGAGCCTTATCGCTTAGAACAAGTATGGTGGCAAGCAGTCGTTGCTACCACTTTGAGTTTTTCTTTTGTTTTCGTTCCACATACTTATATTCTGCTAACTTGTCCTGCAGCTTATTTGGTCTATTCCACCGGAAAGTACTGTCTTCCTAATTCTTGTCTTTGTCATGATTTCCCGTGGTATAAAAAATTGCGGTATCATATGATAGACAGACTAACTTGTTGGTATCTAGAATACTATGAAGCTAAATGGACGGTTGATCAAGCAAAATCAGGTGGTTGGTTCCCTACTATTATGGCCCTTTGTGTCTGGGCACCTCGTAAAGTCAAGAAGCAGCTTGGTGGCACTAAAGATTTCTTCTACCGTTGGACGGCAGATTTACTCGTTTTCATGTTCATCCTTCTAATTCTTAAACTTATTCTTCGCATTTGGAAAGTTGTTTATTCAGATGCGATCTCACAGAGTGAGGTCGTTCAATCTACCAACACATTTTCAGAAGAAAATGCTGATTCTTTTCTTCATTCATTTGAAGAGAAATCTGGATGTAGTTTCCCCTTGCCCAAAAAGAAAAGTGAGGCGGATAAAGACTATGATAAGGTTGAATCCTTTCTACCCCGTGTCGTCAGCGACTCAACCACTCTGAATAAACCAGAAGAGGTTGTGAATATGGTGAACAAAAATTTGCGATATGTTCACGTTGTTTCACAGGACAAAAAGATCTCCTGTTCTGTTGGAGTAGGGGTGTGTGAAGACTACATGCTTCTAAATAAGCATTGCTTTCTAGATAAAACTTATGTTGAAATTTCCATGTCACCCGATAAGGCAGTTGGTATAACCCGTCACACTTTTGATGAGAGATATACCACCACTATAGGTGATGACTTGATCCTCGTTAGACTTGTTGGCGTTATGTTTAAGGACATTCGTTCTCTTCTCATTGATCTACCTTCTTTTGAGGTTGGGGTTCCAGGTTATTTCAACGGAAGCAAAGTAAGTGTTCGTCATTTCACAGAGACCGTTAATGTGAATAACCCTATAAAGAATTATACCCTTACGAAGGGTTTGGTTTATGACTATGGTAATCACCGAGATGGTTTATGTGGTACTCCATTGCTTTTGACTCTAAATAATAGAACCATTTTCGTTGGCATTCACACTGCTGCGATTAATGGAACTACTGTTTGTTTCTCAACCATTGTGAGTAAAACTTCCCTCTCTTTTGGTCTTAATCTCCTAAAGAGTAGCACATGCTTATCTCCTATTATGTCTGAAGGTTTGATGCGCCTTCCTGGATCCACTAAGCTTGCTGACACCACCAGCAAGAGTCCGCTTTTGTTTGAGAGCACCCCTGGACTTCGTATAGTCGGTTCTATATCACCATACAGCAATGTTTCTCCAAAGAGTACACTTGTTGTCAGCCCTCTTCTTCCTCATGTAGAGATTTTAAGTGGAGTAAGTCCTTATACCACAGGTGGCAACTTCAAATATTTGCCTCCTATGATGCGCTCCAAGCGTGTCAATGGTCGTTTTGTTTCACCTTCTAATGTCTGGATAAAGAAGGTTGGTGTTATTAAAAATCATCTCCCTCTTTCCCCAATGGACACAGTTGTGTCTTCTTTCAGCGAACTGTTACTCGCTCGACTCAGGAAAAGAGGTGTCACTTCCTTGACACCTTATCCTTTGGACGTTGCACAGAATGGTTACCCTGAAAATTTCTTCATACGTGCAATGAAAAATGGAACTTCTGGCGGCTTTATGTTACCAGGCAAGAAAAGTAAGTACAACTTACCAACTATACTTGAGTTTAAGCAAGACGCAGTTGTTCCTAATTTTGTCGTGAAGGAACAGGTTTTAGAGACCATGATTGCGTATGATAGATTAGAGAATGCGCACACTCTGGTCGGCGCTCAACTCAAAGACGAGCCACGATCACACGAAAAAGTTGTCGAAGGTAAGACAAGGGTTTTTGCCATGTCTTCTTACGATTCAACACTTATTCAACGAATGTATTTGATGCCCCTTTATTCACTCATGTGTGAGCATAGGGATTCATTTTATACTAAAGTTGGTATAAATATGCATTCTTCTGAAGCAGAATCTATGTACCTGTCTCTTAAAGAGTTCTCACCATACGTTATGGAAGGAGATTACGGAGGCTATGATACTAGTATGCCATCAGGTGTGGGTCTTATGGCTAACAGCGTGGTTATTTATTTGTTGAGAGAGCTAGGATATAATTCTTATGCACTCAACAAAGCGCAAGGAATCTTAAGCGACAATCTGTTTCCATCTGTTTGTTTAGAAGGAAATATTTTTGTCGCTCCTGGTTTTCAACCATCTGGTAAGTATGCTACAGCAGAAGATAATTCTCTCCGTGGAGTTATTCTTCTCTATTATGCCTATGGTATTATGTGCACCTCACTCGGTGCAGATTCCCCACATAATCTAACACAAAGTTTTAAACTGGATGACTTCCAGTTGTATCTTCTCCCAATTACGTACGGAGATGATATGTTGTGTGGAGTGAAGCCTTCATTGGCGAAATATTTCAATAACATTACGTATGCGCGTTTTGTCAATGAAGTATATGGAATGGAGTTTACCACTTCAGATAAGAATGAACAAATCAGTGAGTTCGTGTCTGTTGAGATGATTTCATTCCTTAAACGTAAATTTGTATATAATCATATAATTAAACGTCATGTAGCACAGTTAGATAGAGACTCGATAATGAAGAGTCTAGTTTACATACTACCTTCCAAAGAAGTTAGCATTGATACACAAATCGTAGAAACTTGCGCTTCTTCTTTGAGGGAGCTCTTTTTCCACAGTGAGAGTGTTGAAGATTATAATTCTTTATTGGAAGTTTTTGTGAATAAAGTTTCGCAAGTTACATGTTTCTCTGAGAAAGATATTAGAAAGTTCTTTCCTACCGGATTTGAACTTTTTACTAAATATTCTCAGGAATAAGATAGTTGATAGTGTACATAAAAACCCAAAACACGTTAGTTAAGCTCAAGCCGTCGCGTTAAACGGAAAGCAGCACATGTGAATAATATACTGGAGTTCACTCTTCTTGATCTCATTTAAAGAACGAACTTTTCAGGACCCACATGGTTAATTGGAGACCTATTTAGGTTTACTATGACAATATCAGTGCCAAAGGGCGTGAAGCCCTTAAAGACAGATTGTGTTAATGAGCGTGCCAGGTGGATTAATGCTACCCCTGGAATACGTATAATGTATTACAGAAAATAATAATAATCATTCTGAAACTCTTAATGGGAATATGTTTCAGTCTTATACCCTTTCCCAGCTCCGCGATCAACGCGAGCTTCGCTATAGTCGGGTTCTTGGTGAACAATATCTTGCTGCCATTAAAGCAAAGGCTCTTGAGGAGTCGCAGGCAAAAGCTGCAAGCCTTAAGACAAGATTTGACACGACTCACAGAAGAGTTCACTCAGGAAAAGCAAAAGCGGTTGTTTCACAATCGACTTTTACTAATTTCTTTCATCATCTTTCCCCTGCTACTCTTGGTAACTCTAGTACTTTTCCTGCTTCATCAGCAGGAGAAGAGACTCAGTTGCCTTTAGATCAATTTTTCATGAGACCTGTTCAAATTGGAGAGTTTGTAGTTGAGGAAAATGTTGTCGACAAGATAAACCCTTTTCTGGAGTGGTCTCTAGCTCCACCAGTTAGGTCTAAATTGAGAAATTATGCGTTTTTGCGTGGTAACTTAGAGGTTACCTTTGTTGTAACCTCTTCCGCTTATCACTATGGAACCATAGTACTCAGTCATCAACCTTATCCTCTTCAAAATCCAGTCCTACTTCACTTGCAGAATAATGGTGGTGTTGCCGGTGAGTTGAATAGAGCATTAATATCTTATATAACGCAGTCTCCTGAAGTTGCCTACATCAAGCTTGGACAGGATACCGAGATTTCTTTGAAAGTGCCCATGCTATTGCCTAAAACTACAGCTAGACTTGATGTCAGACCCGCAAATGTCGTCGTAGACGACTTGCCGTATACTGACTTTGAGGGTTTGTCTGAGTTATTCATAGCACCAATCAATTTCAAAGATTCCGCTCCAGTTCCTGATAATGTAGTTATCCAAGTTTTTGCTAGGATGATGGACGTTGAACTTGGTCCGCTAACTGCTACTCCATATGTCATTTCATCTCAATCTTCATTCAAAAGTTACCATATTGTTTCACAATCTACTTTTGATGAGGTTAGGGAGAACGTTACATCTAATGTTGTAGTTGGTATGGCGGCCAGTGCAGTTAAGCAAAGTGTCTCTGATGAGTATCAAAACTCAGGTCCAGCCACACAAATTGCTTCTGCTGTTTCTAACATCTCTGCTAAACTTGCAGGTGTTCCATACATTGGAGTAGCTGCTAGAGCAACATCGATGGCTGCCGCTGTCGGCGCTAAAGTATTGAACTTTTTTGGCTTCTCTCGTCCCACTCTCATTGATCCTCCAAAGTTTTACAAGCAACTTTTGTTTAACAATGGAGCAGTTACTGATACTTCTGATACAGCATTCAAGTTATCTATTGACCCCAAACAAGAACTCACTATTGAACCTTTGGGAGGTGAACCAAAAATTGATCCACTTTCTATTCCATTTCTTTGTTCTCGGGAGGCATATATAGGTACGCGAATCTATGATGACACCAGTGTTCCTCTTATGACTAATCTTGCAATCATACCAGTTCATCCTGGCTATGTTACAGGATCAAGACGTACTAAAGCATTGACTCCTATGGCTATGTGTGCTGAAGTTTTTACTTATTGGAGAGGTACTATTACTTTTAGATTTGAGATCGTTTGTTCTGTTTTTGCTAGAGGTAAGTTTCTCATTATTTATGAACCAAATTCTACTTGTGCTGGCTCTATTCTTAGTGCTAAAACTGAGTTAAATCAACAGTACATGGTTCTCGTTGACATAGCGGAGACTAGAGATATTGAGATTGAAGTTGGTTTTGTAAATGATAGAATGTTCTGTAAGACCAGTGGTAATAACAATTCACCAATATATAGCTCTCTCCATCGGGTTGATTTGACTACAACTGCTGAAGCTCCTCTTATTGGTGTCATTGAGAATATGGCTAATCAGAACCGAATACCTGGATTTCTATACCTTCGTCCGTACACTGATTTCGTAGATCCCAATAAAACAACATCATGTGAAATCAATGTTTATGTTAGGTCCGATGATATGGAATTTGCTGGACCTGTTGATCTTGGAACTCGGTTTGATGATTACAGTATCCTTGCTAACCGTTCTCCTCTTCTCGATTTAGATTCAGGTGATGTCGTGTCTCAATCTTTAATTGTGGATTCGACGGATTATGGTACACAAGTGAAAGAAGGCCCAAATACGCGCCAAAAATGTGAGAAACACTTGATTAACAAAGTTAAACCATCCAATGATAATGTCTATTCTTATCACTTTGGTGAAAGAGTCACATCCTTCCGAACAATGTTGAAACGCGACCATGAGACTGCGTACTACGCAGTAGAAGGAGCAAGTCAACTGTATATACCTCATTACCCACAAGTCTTTGGGTTTAGAGGGGGTGATATAGATGGCTACTTACCAAACGTCAATGCGCGAGAGAATTTCAGTGGTTGGCACATCTTTAACTTCCTCAGATATAATTATCTATTCATGCGTGGTGGCTATCGTCATCGTTTAGTTTACTCTAATAAGGTTGATAATCCTACAGTTGTGAATAGAGTTATAGTTCCTGGGCTTAAACAAAGTGCTAGTGCTGTAGCGTCTGTGCCACATTGTAATAATAATGGCACAGTCTTTTATGATAGTGACTATCAGGGTGTAGAGTTCGAGCTGCCTTACTACAACGATGACTTATACAATCTGAGTTCTATGCTATCATTTCCTAACGGATTGCCACGTTTACTTGGTGGTGCAGAAGTCAGGTTTTTCGATAATGATAAACCTGGTGAAATATTGGTTGTTTCTTCAGCAGCTGAGGATTTCACTTTCTTTCGTTTCCAGGGAGCCAGGTGGATCAATATGATACCCCTATAATGACAGTTATGTTATCTGTTCAATAATAAAAAACAATTCTTACTAAAATAAATAAATTTAAGTTAATAAGAAACCGGGCGGACGGTAAATAAAAATTACGATAAATGCGGCTAGCATTTTTGTAAGCCGCACTTTTTATGATGTCGAATCAATCGTATTCCGA